TGCGTTATTGCATGTAATATTTTTGAAAAGGTTTTCGATCTCATTCGCGATCTCGTACAGAATAACCAAGAAAAACGTAAATACATGTTCATCATGGACAGCATGGACGGAATGTGTCGCCAATCTGATTACGACAAAGCGTTTGGAGACGCAGAGCAAGTTGCTGGAGGGAGTTTAATTTCTTCCGTTTTCTTAAAGAAACAGTCCCTTCCTATTGAAATGAATGGGCATATTGCAATTATCACAAGTCAAGTGCGCATTGAAATACCCACGGGGTACAGCAGGGCTGGAGCAAAGCCAAAACAAGCAGGAGGGCACGCAGTAAAGCATTACGCAAACAACATACTAGAATTTGAAGAGAGGTACAATGCAGATATCTTCTGGGAAAACCCTAACGCTGAAACGGCAGACAAAAAAGGAAATCCAACAGGACACATGTGCAAGATAGCCTTTAAGAAAACCGTAAACGAAAAAACAGGCGCGAAAGTTAGATACCCAATTAAATACGGAAGAACTGACGGCAATTCTATATGGGTAGAAAGAGAACTTATCGACATGATGAAAGTTTGGGGCTACTACGAAAAAAGTGGTGCATGGATTAAATTTTCAGAAGATATTTACGAAAAATATAAAAAACTAGGCTTACCAGAAAAGGTCCAAGGAGAACCAAAACTTCTCGCACTACTAGAGGAAAATAAAAAACTTTCCAATACCTTAATAGACGAATTTAAACAAGATATATTAAAAAGTGGAGTTTAAAACTATACACGGAGGCACAAAACGTATAAAAAACGTTAAAAAAAGAATTATAGATTGGAGCGCCCCAAGCAAAAGCAAAAGACAGAGAGAGGTTAAAAAATTTTTAAAAAAATACTGGAAGAATCACGTTGTTTTTGAAGAGTTTCCAGTTGCTGGAACCAGACTAAGCATTGACTTCTACAACGCTAATAAGAGAATAGCGGTTGAAGTCCAAGGATCACAGCATACGAAATATAATAGCTTTTTTCACGGTGGACATAAAAACAACTATCTAGAACAGCTAAAAAGAGACGAAATGAAGTTTAAATTTTGCGAATTAAACGAAATTCAGCTAATAGAGATCTATGACGGAGACATTATAAATCTGTCATTATTTAAAAAGTTTGACGTCTCGCTGTAAATAGTGTAAAATACTAGTATGAATACACAAGATATCGATCCAGACAATCTTCCCTTGTTTCAATTGCCAGAATCTTTTTTGAATAAAATGTTCGAGCTTACTGGAAGCGGAAGCGAACAAAACAGGGGATTCGTCTTGTCCTATGTCTCACACGACGGAAGGCCAATGGTATACGCTCGAGCAGAAACCCAAATAATAGAAATGGGATTGCGCAAAGCCCTAGAGAGATACTTGACAGAAATGGAGCGATCGGAGGACGCCCAAAACCTCAACTCAGAAAATGAAGATTAAACCTTGACTGGAAGACGGTTTTAAGGTATAATCATCTTTATGATTTTTTCGCTAGAGTTAGAGAAGCAGTTGCTTGCTGGTTTAATTAAATACCCCCATAAATATTCAGACATTTCTTCCCTAACAACTTCTGATGATTTCTATTCAGAAGAATCAGTTGTTCACAAAACTATTTTCAACACGCTTACGCAAGCAATAGAAAATGGCGAGGCTGTAAACGAAGCTACACTTTCTCATAGAGTTTTGTCGTTAGGCATTTCCTTTGAGGATAATATTAGCGTTGGGGATTATATTAACTCATTAAGCCTCATTAAAATTAGCGAAAGCTTTATATTAAATGTCGCCAAGGAACTAAAAAAATTAAGCATAAGAAGGCAGCTTTCTACTTGCGGGGAAAAGATTTCAAAGGCAATGCATAAGCTAGACTCCTCGGAGTCTTTTAATGACATTATAGCTAAAGCAGACAAGCTTTATAATGGTCAAATAAATTTATACGACGTTGGAGACAGAAAACCAGAAAACATCTTTGACGAGATGAAAGAGTGGATTGAGTTTAGAGGCAAAAATCCCATAACAGAATTTGGAATGATGGGGCCACACAAGCGAGTCAATGAACTATACGGCTCTTTATTAAGGCCTGGAAACATTACTGTTGTCTGTGCGCGAGCTGGAGTTGGAAAGACTCAGTTTTGCATGGACTTCTCAACAAAAATTAGCGCTGAGTACGGAGTTCCAGTTCTACACTTTGATAATGGAGAAATGAGCAAAGAAGAACTAATCGTTAGACAGTGCGCTGCTTTATCAAAAATTCCAGTACACCTTCTCGAGACTGGATTATGGCGTCAAGCTGGAGACGACATTGTCAAAAGAGTTCGATCGGTTTGGGAAAAAATTAAAAACATGAAATTCTTTTACTACAATGTTGCAGGCATGAGCTCTGGGGACATGATCAACTTATTGAAAAGATTTTACTTTTCAGAGGTGGGAAGAGGAAAAGAGATGATTTTTTCTTTTGACTATATTAAAACCACGTCAGAGACTAATGACAAGAACAGGTCAGAATGGGAGCTAGTAGGAAGCATGGTGCAGAGGTTTAAAGACTGTATTCATAGAGATATTAAATTCGACGGAGAACCCATGGTCTCAATGATCACAAGCGTTCAAAGTAACCGACAAGGTATTGTAAATAACCGCCGCGCAGAGAACGTGGTGGACGATGAATCTATTTTTTCATTATCAGACAGAATCGTTCAATTTGCATCTCACGCTTTTATTCTTCGTAAAAAAACCGAAGACGAAATGGAAGAGGAGCCTAATTTTGGGACGCATAAGCTTAAATGCGTGAAATATAGGCATCTTGGCCAAGACGTTAATGGCGCATTAAACCCAGTCAGAATGCCGAATGGATCGCTACAACAAAACTATATTCACCTTGACTTTAACAATTTTCATATAACTGAAAAAGGAGATCTTCGAGACCTAGTTAGATACTTAGACCAAAACCCTGAAATTATTGAAGATGGAAACTAATACAGACATAAAATCAGTTCTAGAAAAACTAGGATACCGACTTTCAGATTTTGGTGATGCATGGCGCACTAGCGCACTCTACCGAGGCGGAGACAATCCAACAGCGCTAAAGATATACAAGAACACGGGAGTCTGGACAGACTATGTAGACGGAAACAAAAGCATGCCGCTCGCTGCGTTAGTACAGAAGACTCTTGGAACAAAAGACCCAAAGATAGTAAACCAGTACATTAATACTGAAAAATCTTTCGGTTTTAAATATAATAATAATAAGACTAACTCAAAGATACAAATGGAGGAAACTTACCCAGAAGAATCGTTAGAAAGACTATTGCCACATTATAAATTTTACAACTCAAAAGGGATTAGCGATGAAACACTAAAATTTTATAAATGTGGCCTAGCGACTACTGGAGCCATGAACAATAGATATGTTTTCCCAATATACAACGACACAGGGAAAATATGTGGATTTTCAGGAAGAGATGCGGCAAACAATTCTGGCCGCGCGAAATGGAAGCACATGGGAAGAAAAACTAGCTGGAGCTACCCTTTGTATCTAGGATCAAATTCAAAATTAGAGACGTTTGAATCAATAGACAAGAAAAAAGAAATTATTCTTGTAGAAAGTATTGGGGACTCTATGGCTTTATTTGAAAATGGGTATAAAAACAATTTGGTTACATTCGGATTAGATGTTTCTCCAAAACTAATGACGACATTGATAATGCTTAACCCCGAAAAGATTATTATATCAACAAACAATGATTCTTCTTCCGACAGAAACCGCGGCTTAGAAAGTGCAGTTAAAATATTTATTAAATTATTAAAATATTTCGATATTAATGCATTAACAATTCAACCTCCGCTTAAAATGACTTCGGGAGAATGCATGAACTAAACATAGACTTTGAGACATGGCACAACAGAGAACCAGACAAAAACAAAATGTATCAATACATATTAAACTGCGCCAAGTCATTCAGCAAAACTGTTTTTTCCCCCGCGAAAGAAAAACTTATTAAAGCAAGAATTTTAAATGAATAAACTTTCAGCAAGCAGGATAAAAGTTGCACAGACTTGCTCTTGGCAATACTGGACAAGATATATTTTAAAACTTCCCGATAAATCCAATGATGGAGCAAAGAGGGGAACAATATGCCACCTTGTTTTCGAGTGCCTAGGAAATCCAAGACATAAAAAACATTATAATAAAATTATAAAAAATAAAGATATATTTGCCTCTAAGTCAGTTAAAAGATTAGTCCTTAAAAACGCTAAGGCAGTGAATGTTGATGACAAGGACAACTTAAAGCTAATTAAAGACATGACTTTGAGCGGCCTCGAATATGACTTTTTTGGCAAAGACGAGGCAACGCCTACCCGATCACAATCAGAAGAAGAATTTAATATTAACATAGATGAAAAAGACAAAAAATATGCCATTAGAGGTTTCATAGATAAACTGTTTCTATACAAAAAGAAAAAACTTGCGGTGATACGGGACTTCAAGAGCAGCAAGCAAGTTTTTAAAGGCAAAGAAGTCACCAACAACTTACAACACCTAATGTATTCGCTTGCAGTTAAACACCTTTATCCAGACTACCTTAAAAGACAGTCGGAATTTATATTTTTAAAGTTTGACTTATCAAAAGACATGCTTGGCCACACAGGCAAAGGATTAATGCAAATGAGCCCAATTAGCGACGAAGAACTAGAGGGCTTCGAATATGAGCTTACGGAGATTCAGAAGTATCTCGACAACTTCAACATGTCATGCGCAAAAAGCAGCTACGCAGCAGACCAAGACTACCCAAAAGACGGAACCTTCGGAGGCCCGCTAGTCTGCGGCAAAGAAGGTTACAAAATGTCCAGGGGCAGCTACGTTAAAGACGGCCATGGAAATAAAATAGAAAGCTATATTTGTTCTGTTCGAAAACCCATGGAATACTACGCATTAGTAGACAAAGAAGGCAAGGTGCTCAAGACATGCTTTCCCGAAGATAAGAAAAAACTTCAAGCAGAAAAAAAGAAAGGCCTTAAAATTGTTTTAAAAAAATACGAAGGTTGCCCAAGATGGAAAAATAACCTTGACTTTGAAGATTGACTATGGTAACATATTCGCATGTTGCCTTTATTTAAGAGCCACTTCTCAACAGGAAGATCAATATTAACACTTAATCCCCCTGATAAATGCGTGGACGGCGGGCCAGACAGCGTCTTTAAACTCGCCAAGGAGAATGATCTTGAGGAAGTTATTCTCGTTGAAGATTCGTTCAGCGGATTTCTTCAAGCCAAAAAAAATGCGGAAGAATTAAACATAAAGCTTATCTTCGGGCTAAGATTCTTAATGGCAGAAGACATAGACGAAAAGCTAACCAGAGACAACAACAATAAGCACAGAATTATTCTTTTTGCAAAAAACGACGAAGGAATAAAGGCGTTATATAAAATATACAACAGAGCTTTTGCAAAAGGCTTCGGCCATTTAAATTATAAATTCCTAAAGGAAGCCTGGAATGAAAACCTAAAACTAGCGGTTCCGTTTTATGATTCTTTTTTGTTTACTAATTTAGTTTCTTTTTCTAACTGCGTCCCAGATTTTAGCTTTTGCACTCCAACGTTTTTTATAGAAGAGAATAACCTACCTTTCGATTTTATAGTAAAACCAGCAGTTGAGAAATACTGCAAAGAAAACAATTTCCCTACTGAAAAAGTTAAATCAATTTATTATAACAAAAAAACAGACGCAAAAGCATTTCAAACATACAAGTGTTTATGCTCCAGAGGATTCGGAAGGCAATCTACTCTAGAAGAGCCGCACTTAGATCATTTCGGCAGTGACGACTTTTGCTTTGAAAGCTGGAAAAAACAAAATGAAACCACATAAACCAAAACACGTAGAAAAAAGATGGGGATCAGAAACATGGTTCGCGAACAATGAAGAGCATAACTATTGCGGAAAAATATTACACATCCAGAAAAGAAAGAGCACCTCAATGCATTTCCACATAGATAAACACGAAGTTTTCCAAATCCTAGAAGGAGCACTCCAAGTAGATTGGATTGATACTGAATCTGGACTCCCAAACCAGTCTTTCGTTGCTGCAGGGGAATGCATGGAAATGCCACAAGGAGTTCCACATAAGTTAATCGCTAATGAAGAAGATGTGAAACTTATAGAAGCAAGTAC